GTTGATTCCAGGCCAAACTCCTGTTCCCATACGATTTTCCATCACCCAGGCAGATATATCTTTAAAATACATCGCCATAATAATAGAATAATCGATGGGACAAGCAGAAAAGAGTCGTGTAGAACCCGATTCTATCTTAGCAAAAGTACGTAGTTCATCTTTAAGGTTGTCCGTGTAGAGAAATTCCGCACGTCCTTCCTTTAAGATTTCTATTTTATCGTAAACGGCCTCACGAAGTGCGATGGCCTCTTCGCGTGTTAAATCGTATTCTTGTTCTTTGCCAAAGAACCTCGTTTTACCAGGGTATCCTGGAACCCTAGAAACATTGTGAGGATAACCAGCACTAGTGTTCCTAGGTATAGAATTCAAATAAGGATTATTGGCATCGCCAAGAACAGCGATCTCATAAGAGAGAACAGTAAGAGGTCGCGGTCTGCTGTTATTAACCAGCAGAGCAAAAGCGGCTTCTAGACAAGGAACGATGAGCTTTTCATCGAACTCTGCCTCTGGAATGTCATATCCCAGAACTGCTTTATCGAATGGGTTCACACCGGTCTTAGTTTGGCTCTTCATAAGAGCCGAGGGTCCTTTTTTAGGTTCCCAAACTTGATTGTACAAGGGACTCTTCCTGAAGGAAGTTGTCCCTTGAAAACCAACCGGTACCGGAACCTCACCCACCTTTTTCATGGTGAGCAAAGAATCGATTTTAAGTTGAGTTCTCATTCTGACGTGTTCATTGTATAATGAAACCACATCAAAGCTTATTGCTAAAGAATGTCCAGACGAACTTCCCGCGACGTGAAAACCAATAATCTTCTCGCCGCGTGTAGTCTTATCGTCAATGAAGATGGGCAAACCACAATCTCCATTCACGGTATTACCACGATACGAAATCATCCTCTCAAAGGACTGATCAGAACCGAAAATGTCCGTTCTATATCTAGAAAGAACACGAAAATCCATCTCACGAATAACATGAGATAAATCCTCTTGATCTGGACGACAAAAAAGCATATTTCCTCTAGTCCTGGAACCAAAGACATCTTCACTGACAAAACAGTTCAGTATGTTCTTATGATTCTTAAAATCTAGTGGAAACGTAACTATGGCAGATTCAAATTGAGGATAGGGAACACTCAGAGAAAGAAATTGTCCAATTGACAAGGTGCCTATAACGGCACCATTCTTTCTGAACGTGAGTTTCCTCTCGTGATCCTCAATCTTCAATCTAGAGAAATAATGGCAAGGATAGATGGCATCTGTTCCAGCGAGGAACAAGATATAACCAAGATGGTTACCATCGACACTGAAACTCGTGATGTTCTTCTTGAGCATTGATTTAATCATCAAATGACTCGTGAGATCGTCCTGAGGTTCGTACTTCGGCTCCTCTCGCTTGAAAAACATGTGGAAGAGAGTAACAATAAGAGTGGACGAACCAACGATTGACATAGCCAAAAAAATGTCAAATGAAATACAGTCGTTGATTGACTCTTTGATGGACGAAATGATCCTAGAAAACCGCTGTAACGCAGATTCTGGAAATGGTTCGCTCATCTGAGCTCTCATTTTTAGGCCTTCTTCAACGAAACCAGACAAATCAATCACTTTATTGTGAAAAACAGACTGTTTCTTCAAGAAAACTTCTCTTGCACGTTCGACTAACTCGTCAAACGTGTAAGTCACACTTTCATCGACATTGTCTCGGAAAAGATGAACTTCCCTACGATAGGAGCCATCTAATTTTGAAGCATCCAAACGCTTCTTACCTTTAACTTTGCAAGTGAATTCGGACGTGACATCAATGGTGACATCGATGTCAAAACGCCTAGTCACAGCTTCAGAAGAGATAAC